CCATTTCCGGATCGACGCCTGCGATCCCGGCGATTTTATCAATCAGCTTAGATTTCGCGCTCGGTGTCGGCTTTGTTTTGCCTTTGCCTGTGTCTGGTTCATCGAACATGCTCTCCTGAACCACAGTCAGTGCATCTTGCTTACGTTGCTTTTTTTCTTCTTCTCTACGATCCCTTTCCCGGCGCCTCAGTTCTACCCCTTTTTTATCGAAGATTCGGATCATGTTTTCCAAATCTGTTTCCATGGCAGCGATCATGCCGCCGAATGGCCCGCCTTCACCTGATAGTAATTCCGACATACCACCTGTAGCGACCGCAATAATTACACGTCCCATTTTAAAAAATCCGATAAGGACCATATCGATACCGATCAACAGCCCTTCCCAAAATCGTGTGTTTTCTTCCAAGGCCTCACCCAACACATATAATGTGCCCACAAGCAAAACCAATGTCGCAGCCACAATCGCATACGGGTTTGCCATCCCAGCGATATTGAAAGCCCATTGTGCGGCTGTCGCGACCAGCGCCGCTGCAGAGAAACCTTTAAGAATAAAGGCGGCTCCGCCAAACAATAAGGTCTTACCCATTGCAAACATTGCCTGCAAACCGATCGTGAAATAGTAGCCTGCAATGGCCCAAAGGATCGGTTTGAAACTGGAAAGATACTCAATCGCCTTGGCCGCATATCCGATGCCGGTTGCAAACAGTGCTATACTGTATGCCGCAGCCAAACCAAAACCGACAATGACATTTTTCAACCCGTAGAAATCGCCGGAGCTTTCATCTGTGGTTTTCTTCGAAGTGATACCAAACGCCTCAAAAACATTTATCATCGCATCGCCCATTGCGCTAAGTGCCGTGTCGAATGGTGCAAATGCTGCAATGATCGCCGGAACGACAATAGCAATGCCGTCTTTGAGCCCCCTCCATGCTGTACGCACACGCTTTCCAAAAGTGCCCGCATCATCTGAGTACATCTTATAAACACGGTACAGCCCGTAGGCCACGAGGCCGACCGCAACCAGTATCGGCAAAGCTGCGACGAAGGAAGACCAAACTGCCGTAGCGGCCTGGGTGACCGCCACCTTCAGCACGCCGAATGCGCCGGAGGTTGCGTACGCGGCCAAGCCGGCTTCGCCTGTAGCGAACATTAAACCTTGCAATGCAAGGCCGCCCATACCTGCGGTCAAAAACATAAGCCCGAACACGCTGGCAAGCACCGAGACGGCGGCCGCTGTGCCCAAGATGACACGACCGAACACTTTATTCTCCTTCACCAAACCGATAACGACATTGAGCCATTCATATAGCCTCCCCACAATCTTCGAGAGGAACGGAACTACATCGAGGCCCAAAAGAACGCCTAAAGTCTCCATCGAACCCGACCAAAGCAGCTTGACACCCCACCAGGTTTTCAGTTGCTCCTCGGCAGCGGCCCGGGCCGCTCCTTTTGAATCTTTAAGCATACCGACATACGCTTTCAATGCCTCGCCTCCGCGCAACGCTTTTTCTTCTTCGGTTCTGCCCCAGGCTTCTCCAGAGAACTCTTGGACGGACTTCAACACATCCTGCGCTTGCATACCGAAAAGCGTGAAACCAACAAGCGCCTGGCCCTCCTCTGTTTTAATGTTGGACATCGCATCTGTAATATCCGAAAGCACATTTAGCGTGCCTCTGAATTTTCCAGTGTCGTCAAAAAATTTAAGTGGTTCGACTTCGCCGCCGCTGCCGGGAATCTCCTCGCCCAACGTATCCATGAGCGTTTGGATTATTTTACCTTTTGACCGCTTCCGCATTTCCCCTTCGGTCGCGGTTTCGTAAGCCTTTATCAACTCAGGGGGAATTTCGGCGACCCGTTTCTTAAACTCCTCCTTGGAAAACCCAAATGCGTACAGCATCCCGGCGGCCCCGTCTTTTGTACGGCGTTGCACTTTTGTGATCTCCGTCATACGACGATAAAAACCGATTACCGCATTCCCGAGTTGAGCTGGGAGCTTTCCCATGTACCGACCGGCCGCGCCAATGCCGATGATCTCCTCAAGTCGCACTCCTTCAAACAGTTTCGGCGCGGAGCCGATCGCACGCATGTACGGAGCAAGCTCTTTTGGGTGAAAAGGCGCAGTGCGGATCGCCGTCGCAAACTGGTCGGCAACATCTTGCGCTTCGGCATTCGTGTCTGAAAACTTATTGAGGATCATACCCATGACTTCGGACGTGCCGCCAAGATCGAGCTCGCCGCCTGACAACGCAACAAGATCGAGGGTGCTTCGCAGAGACTTCAAGGCGCGGTCGGTCGCAAGACCGGCTGACTTCAACTCATAAATACCTTCCGCTGCTTGCGTGGGTGTGAAGACTGTTTCCATACCAGTCTGCAAAGCGAAGTCCCGGTACTCCTTCATTTCCTCTAGGCCGGCGCCGGTGACGAACTTCACATCCGTCATTTTCTTTTCAAAGCCTTCGGCAACGGAAACTGACTTGCCAATTACGCCGTCATAGACTTTGCTCGCAGCGCGAAGCAGGCCGTAACCAATAACCATCTGACCCGCTGCACGCATAAAGCCGGCCTGCATATCGTTTGAATGCTTGCGAACTCCTTCGGCGGTTTTCTTGGCAACTCTTTCGGTATTGTGAAGCGATTGGCTGGCGATACTGGCGCCTGCGACCATGCCTTTCGCATCGACGTCCAGTATTACGCCTAGCAGGTATTGCTCGCCCCCTCGCATGCCTGGCATCTTGCCTCCAAAAAAATACGGCCACCGCCTCTGATGCAGGCGTTGTGGCCGTATTCCTTAACTTGGTTCTTTATCGACGGCTCGCGTTACTTGCTTGCTTCTCGGCGTTCGTTCTCGTACAGCTCCTCTACAGACTTAATATACTGTTGTCGGTGCTTGGTTTTCAACCGCATCACGTCCTCGTGCGTCCAACCGAAACGCTCGCCCAACAGCACTACCCCGTAATGGAGTCCGTTGAGGATATTTCGTTGTACCTCTGCCTCGAAGAAAAAAAATCGTTTAGGCTCACCTGCCTGAAAACTTCGCGCCCGCATGTGTGTTTCCGCACGACGCGTAACTGCAACCCTGGGAGATGTGCAAGCAGCGTGTCGGACAAGTATCTCCGATCTGTCGAACGAAGCGCCTTGATCGTAAAGGTGGTGATTTCCAACTCGCCGATGTGCGTGACGCATTGCTCTAGCATTTTCGAGCTGCCCAACGCCATGTTCTTTTGCGCGAACGGTGCAACTTGCTCTTGGATATACCCAGTCGGGATTCGCAATTCGCCTTTTTTGTGGACCGCTTCGCCTTGATTCAAGCCACGGACAAGCTCGAACGGGATGACTGGCGGCATGTTCGCCGGCCATTGTTTGATCGGGATGTCCGCCAAATGAATGATCTCCGTCCACTCTTCATCGCATTCCGCGCAGTAGTAGTCCATTTCCAACGCGTCGATGTCGGGAGAAAGCGCATAGATACCGCGAGCGAGAACATCCCGATCAGGCTGAAACATGCGAAGAACCACGTCTTCCGGAAGCAGCGCGTTCGGATTGTCCTTTGCTTCGACCACACCGGGGATTTCCTGAATCGCTCTGCGAAGGAGAATGGTGAGCGCCTTGCCAGGGTTTCCTTGCACACCCGGAGAGCCCATGTTTTCTTCGTCCAGCCCACACATCTCGTCGATGCGGACTTTTGTGTAACGGGCGCCCTCTTTTTCAACACCGATCGCAAGCTCAACCCATTCGCTGGCGATTACTTTGGGCGCTTCAATACGAGTAATCTCAGACATGTTTACTCCTTGTAAATACTAGCAGCCTACACTTTAGAGCGTGTCCTACTGCGCAGGGCTGCCGTTTCGGTTCTGTTTTAACTGCTTACTTAGCCGCCGGCAATACCCGAATCGTAGACGGCCAGGCCCGAGTGTGCAAGGACCAGACGTTCCTTGTACACATCACCGCCTAAACCTTCCATATCATCGAACTCTTGCTCCGGCGGGAACGCTTTGCGAAGAACAAAACACTTGACTCGATTTCCCGCTTTGTCTTTCAGGTAAATCTTGACCTTGTGCTTGTACGACTCGTCGGAACCTCCCGTGGCGCCCATCGTACCGTCGTCCGTGTTGGCAACCCTCTTCGCATCCTTGACCTGCGCGCGCCAAGTGCGAAAGAAATTGCCGGACGTGCTTGTATCCATACCACGTTCGAGAGTCACGTTGTCGTACTTGGTGAGACCCGGGTACTTATCCGCCGTTTCCGGATCGTCACCTTCTCGGTACTCGGAGATGTCATCCGCTTCTTTCAATCCTTTGACAGACGAAAAGCCGCCGACCGGACCAAGGCCTTCAACTTCGACATCGTACATAAAGTTCAGAATCTTAGCCATTTGCTACCTCCTCGCTTACGCGGATCGTTCAACGGTAACGCCGGTGGTCTTCTTATAGGCCACCCGCCACACAACGTACTCAGACGCTTTGGTGGGAGCTGCGCCAAATTCGCCAATCTGGTAACCCCCATCAATGTCGTCCTGCGTCATGGTTTCATCGGGAACACCGAGCTTCACATAGAAGGCTTCCGCGTCCGTATCCCCCGCAAGACCGCCAGCCGCGCGCACCCGTGAAAGGAAACTGATGAGACGTTCTTTCGACGTATTCCATGCACGTACGTTGTTACCACGGAAAAGCGCCCAGGTGGACTCACGCTTGGCCGTCTGCTCCAACATGATAAACAGCCGGCAGACATTGGACTGGTAAAAGTCCTTCTGCGTGGAAAGCGATCGCAAGCCCCAGGCGTAGATGCCCGGTTGCTTCGACGGCGATTTCCGAATGCAGTTGACTCCCGCCGGATTGAGAATATCCTGATCATCGCCATCGCGCTCATACTTGAGCCCGTAAATGCCGCGAAGTTTGCCGAAATCTTCCTCGCCCGCGCTGGCTTCCCAAACCTGGGCAGGGTCGCCGGCCTTCGACATTTTATCGACACGCGCCTTGAGGCCAACAATCGCACCGGAAGGTGGAATGTACTTCATCGGCACTTTGCCTTTGCCGATCGGATCGAGAACCTTGATCATCGGTTCCCACAACTCTCCGAACTCGGTCGCGTAACCGCTGTCAATACGGTTGTCGACAACACTTTGCGGATCTTCGGCATCGAGGGCGTCGCCCACGAAGAAAATGTCCGCGCGTGTTTGCATGTAATCGAATGCTGTGGTCAGCACTATTGCGTTCGCACCCGGCATGCACGCCAAGCCAGCATCCCAAATACTGCGAGCCGCGTACAAGCCGGAATACCCTGCCGAACCGCCAATCCGATCAACGTCCGTAAGCCCGTCACGCTCGCTGGTCGCGCCTGTGAGTGCGACTGCGGTTGCCACGGCCACCGGAAATCCGTCCCCGTACAACGCGATCGGGACAGGGACGATATCGAGGTCTTCCAGTTCGATGTACCCCGAACCTGTGTCCTCATCGTTCACGATCGTTTCGTAGTAGTTGTCCGCATCCGGATTCTGCGAAAGCTGCGACCATGCCGACTCGACCAGCCTACCATCGAGATAGACCATGATTGTAAATTCGAGACTTGCGACTGTGGTCGTGCCGGCAGCAAACGCATCGCCCAACGCCGAATCCAAATGGGCGTAAACGTCGAAGAGACCGGTGCCTGCATTGAACGTGCGATCAAGCTGGGTGACGATTCGATTAATCGGAGTGCCATCGTCGATCACCAGTATCTGACCAACCTGGTACCCGAACGTCGAAGGGATTTTGATCTTGGTGTCGGTGAGCACGCCGCTTACCAAAAGGTCGCTACCTGCGCCGCGCGATTCCCGCATGGGATCCGCTTTCAGGGTGTAGGACAAATGGTTGCCCAACGTGCCGTAGTACTTGCCCCACACCTTCATCATGTTTGTGCCGACCGAACCATCCGAGCCTGTTTCGTTTACGCCGGCGGCACTGAAACCCCAATCGACAAACGCAAGGTTCCCAGCAAACACGCCGGTATCCGTGAAGGTGATTTCGTAAACCGCGCCTGCAAGGGCGGTGTAGAAATTCACACGCAGCGGAGTGCGATTGGCGTTCACCAAAATGGTGCCGGCGGACTCAGCTTCGACCAACGCTTTGATCTCGGCAATCGTAACACTCATGTTGTTAGCGACGTTGCTGCCTGGCGTAACCGCACCACGCAAGCCGTCCACGCCGAGAGTCCAACCAAAAGCCGTTGTAAGCCCGACCGTGGCGCCCGGAAGTATCCGAATGTACGAAGCAGTGCCGCCAATGTCGTGCGTCAAGTACATGAAGTTGGTGCCAAGATCGTGTCGCGCCTCAAGCAGATCGACATTCTGGTTGATCATATCAACCACTTCTGTTGCGGTGTAGGTTGTGCCGCCACCGCCACCCGGGAAATCGACCGTGTAGACTTGGCCGTTTTCCGCAGTCTGGATATCGAATGTCCAGGTTTCGCCGATGGGAACAGTGAGCGTCACCAACGGCGGGATCGGAAGCACGCCCGTTGCCAATTCTTCCTGGTACGCGATGATATCCGTGGTCACATCGGTCGGACCGACCGCGTCGGTGTAAACCAACTGCAACTGCTGCAATCCCGGTTCCATCGGCCAACCGCCGAGATACGTGGCCGCAGCGGCCGTGCCCGCCATGATCGCGGGGGCGTCGGCACCTGCGATAGAAAGGTGGCTAGCAGATGCCCGGGTAGCGTCGACCGCATCTTTGATTTGCACGTCAGTCATCTTTGCCAAACGGACCAGATAGACAACGCCTGTTTTGGCTTGAAGCTTGGCCTGAATGAAGAATTGCTCGACTTCGTACATCCCGTAATTGGGAGCACCGCCGGTCTCGTCTTCCAGATACCCGCCAAAATCCACAAAGGCGGAATCGAAACTACGAAACTTCGTGGGTTCATTGATCGGACCCCAACCGAACGTGCTGTAAATAATCGCTGTCGATGTATCCACAGCCTCGACCGCACCGCTTCCCGCCTGCGCAATACGTTCGGTGTATGCGTCAGGGTGTTGGTAGCTTGCCATGAAACTCCTCCTTCGTTCGTCGTAAGGTGGGTTGCCAGGCGTGTCAATTACTTTGAGGGCCGTGTACGTTATGCCTGCTTGTCAACCGAAAATATACTCTGTCTTATCTGCAATCGTCAATCGCAGAATTATTCATCTATTTCTCGCCATGCGACCTTGCGCGTATCCAACTCACGCACATCGCCGCTGAAATTCCAAATCCTCCCCCAAAGCATCACATCTGTGATAACTGAACGCAATGCGTCTGTGGCAACTTGGCCTAATCCATCCCAACCTGGGTCGATCGGGACTGGCGTGCCGCAACCGGGCGGTGGTTGGACGACGGCGCTTGGAATCACGCTACCCTCGTCGTCGACCACCGGTATTTTCGCAGTTGTGTCCTCGCCCGTAAGATCCAAACCGTAATAGATGTCGTAGACCCAAGAGCGCAAATAAATCGTAACGTCGTTATACGCTTCTTTCCGTAACGAGGACGTGCCACTTTCCATCATCCATAACATTCGATACGGCAAATGGAACAATGGTAATACCGGGCGCTGCCGTGGAAACAAACGCGGCATCCGATTCGTAAATTCGCGGTCTTGGTTCCGGTCGCTCGCAACCCATGCAGTGAGGCGGTAAGTGGCTATACGCCACTCGGGCTCTAAACGCGCAACCTCAACAGTCTGTGTGCCGCCTCCCGGCAACTCTACCTCGACATTTGTTGGAGGATCGTCGTAAATTGTACCGCCGCCTTCAAACCGCGAAGGATCGCTGCGATCTCCTAAATTCTCAATTGAAATACACGGGTAGGTCGGTGTAGCTGTTGTTTCTTCCGTTGACGGGTTCTCGACATACACTTCGACCTTCCTACCAAGCACCGTAGGAAATGCCGCAAGCATTATAGTAAACAGGGCCAAGTCTATGTCGCGCGATGCGCAAATTTCTTCGGTCATTATCTCCACCGCAAAGAAACGTTACTCAGAGACTGCCATTCCGGCATGTCTTGAATACGATCAAACAACGGCTCCCACATCTTACGAGCAGGGACTTTAATATTGCCGTGCTCCAACCAGCCCGCGACTTTCTGCAACGGTTCGCCTGTGCGCGGCTCCTTCACATTAGCTGGGCCCACCCGCGCCTGCAAATGAAGTTTAGCGCGGATCCGAACTTCAATCGTAACATTCGACAGGTACGCGCCTGAATCGTAAAAAGGCATCGTATGCCCTTTACGTGCGACCGTAGTTGCGGCTAACGGCGGTCCCGCATGCACGCCAGAACTCAAATCGCGGAGCGCCTGCTGCTGTACCGCCACCAGTAGTCGCATGGCGTCATCAAATTTACCCTTGGCGAAATCCCCACTTTCCATAAAACGCAAAGCTCTTTCGAGCTTATACCAGTGCCCATATCTCCAATTACGCTTCGCCAATGGGGTTCTCCTTGACGAGCAGCTTGCCCAATGCACAAACCATCGTGCAACCTGTTTTCACTTCACCTGTCGCATGTACGCGAATAATCCGGTAAACCTCGCCATCTTTTTCAATCCTGTCTTTGCTCGTGATCCAAAGTGCGGCTGGGTATACGACGGCGGGGAACTTACGCTCTAATTCCAACCGGGAAAAGAGAAACGCCATATCAACGTCTTCATCTTTGCCAATGATACTCATCGTTTCTTCGCTTGGATTACTTGTCGCCCGACCATTGACTTCGAGCGGGGCTTTGAACTTGGGCCTGCGTGTTTTGTACGGATCAAGCGGTGCCGTTTCCGCGCCGTCGAAAATGTGCACCAACAAAGCTCGCCCAAAGCCGCGCGAACCGGCGCCCAGTCGGGTGTCTATGGCGCTTTTGATTTGGGCTTCATTCAACGCCATATCAAGTGACTACAACGCTGATCGCGGAACCGTACAGCGTTATGTTGTTGTCGTTTTCCACCGCTAACCGAAAACCGTGCGCGCCAATTACCAACGTCTGTGTAATCTCCGACTCTGTGACGTGATTATCCGTCTCATTGACAAGCACCGTCCAAGTGCCGCTGCCCGGCGCTTTCCATTCAATGATGTACCGGTAAAAATGGTCGCTGTATGTCGTCGGCCATGTGACAGTGATGACGCCGGCGACGTAGGTAACTGTAGGGCTTCCTGCAGGAGCTACGCCCCGATCCAAACGTCGATCTGAAATTCGCCCGTCGTGCAGATTATCTTTTCGCATAAGGGGGTGCGAAGTAACCTCGCCTCGCTGCTTTCCGGGACCGCGATTTGCCGTTTCGCCGTCATATTCCCGTTGCAACGTTTCCGCCAACCGATACCAATAACTGGGACCGTATAGGTCGCCCCTCTGCTGAGACAAAACTGAAAGGTCTGGGACTGTCAACTGCGACACGTCGCCTACATCCGAACCTTCGCTCGGATCAGTAGACTCAGATGCGCGTACGTAACACACTTCAATTGTCGCCAGCTTTTGGAGCAAGAACTCATACTCAACTGGCATCGTTTCAATCGTCCACGGGGTGGCCGGCTGAAAGTCGAACTGCAATTTACTCAAAGCAAATTCAACAGCTCGCACGTACGTCGCATCTGCGTATAACGGATCCGTTGACAAGTAACTGAATAACCAACTGGCGCCTGGCGTAAAAGCGACTGGAAGCAGCTCAAGCGTTGACTCATCCACGAAATCCCAGTGAGCCACCAGAACTTCGGTTCCGTCTTGTTTCAGTAATTGCGCTTGCGCCTTATCCTGAAACGCTTTCCACTTGAGCGTTGTGCGGTGTGGTTCTCCCGAGCAGAAAGTAACCAGCGCGTTAGAACGTGGGACAGGACTTGGCGGCGGGGCCTCGTCCCGTACACGTCTACGAACGTCGCTTATTACACTTGCCAGATCAGCCAATGTTCATCCTGACTGCGCGTTTGCCGTTTACCAGAATGTTCGCAGCCTCTTTCGGGACGCGTCTCGTTTGCCCTTCCACCAGGTCGAACGTAAGCACACCGATAACACTGCGTCCGGACTTGAGCGCACGAATTGTCACCCAAGAGCCGTTGTCGTCTTTCACTTCGGGGCGAGTCTGCACCTTTGTGGTGACCGGAATCGCTTCTTCCACCTCCGGAACCTCCACGGGCACCTCGGGCGCTTTGGGTTCGGGTTCAAGCTCATCCGGGATCGGCACGCCTTCTTCGTCTTCGCCTTCTCCTGTCTTCGTGGCGTCGACTGACGTATCGTCCATCTTTGGATCCCCAGAGGGTTTGCGTGTTTTCTTTCCCATACTGTACTCCTGTGTCCGTCGCGTGCTTAGGTGGTTTCGCCGAGCACCACACACTCATCGTGCAGCATGCCGGCACCCATAATCGTATACCACGCCAGGCCATGTTTACGGCCGTAGTCCATGACACCGTTGTCCCGAAGCTGGACCGGCAGCGCTGTCGCATGCCCGTAACCGCCCTCGCCCAAGAAGGCGCAACGATACACATCCTTGGCGTCGGAACTGGCACCCACCATCGTCGCATCGTAGCCGACCGAAGCCGCCGCAGCCGCACCGTTACGTTGGTTGTTGGTGCTGATGAAAACCACGTCCTGCCAGCGACCCAGCTCGCCGTTGAACAACGCGCGGGTGTTGGCGTAGCTGTTGGCCGCAACCCACTCGGGATCTTTCGACAAGCCCGAAGCCTGATGCGGATGACAGAAGCAAACGTAGAAGTCCGCGTTGAACTTCGGCGCATCGTTGGTTTGCAGAATCTCGACAGCCCGACGAATCAAAGGAACGTCGAACAGATCATCCACGGTCAGCAAGTTCCGAAGAGCTCGCTCACCCGCGTAGATCAGATTCGTGCCGCTGTCGACCACGTCCCGCAGTGTGCGGTCCAAAATCTTCGCGTAGTTGCGGCCGAGCAACGTCGCGGCTTCTTCCAGTTGGTCGTCGCGGGCCAGCTGGAGCAGCTTTTCGCGGATGCCGATCGCGTTACCGAACTCGGTGACGGTGATCGAATACCGCGATGCAGCCAGATGCTGCTCGGTCATGTCCTTGTCTTCTTGCAACTCGCCGCCGCCATCGATGTCCGCATACTGCGTAAAGATGACGTTTTGCCCCGGCTCCACACCAAGCTCGGTTTTCTTTACCGCGAACTCTTCGTAGCGCATGATGGGCAACGCCGCGTGCTCGATGTCCAGAGAATAGACGTCCAAGATAGCCTGCGGCAATGCAACAACAGCACCCGCAGTCGAGACGCCAGCGTAAGTGCTACCAACCATTATGTAACTCCTTAATCAAACGACGCGGAAGGCGGCAAGACCCAATTACCGTTCGCCTATCCGCAGTTTAGCCGCTGCCAGTAACTCCGCCTTTCGTTCGGCGTAAGCCCGGGGGTCTCTCTCGCGGACCAGACTGGCCCGATCTTTCGTGTTTAACGGTAGCGTGTTTGCGAACCCTTCGGGGCCGGAAGACGGCGACAAGGGTTCCGGAACATTCACGCCCAGCTGTTTCTTCACTTCCGCCTCTGCCGCAGCGATAATTGCCTCTTGTTTCGCTTTGGCAACGACGGTTGCTGCGTCAAGCTCCGCCTCACTTGAACCCATAACCAGGTCTGCTGTGTGCGAAATACCGTGATCCCGCAACAGTTTTTCCCGATAGGTGTCCAACTCTTGGGTACGAATGCGAAGGGTTGCTTCTTCGGCAACCGCGTTCATCGTCTGCTGAGTCTGATCGGTCTTCTGTTCGGCGACGCGTACTTGTTGCCTCAATTCCTCAATCTCGGTAGCAGTCGTGTCCCCGATAACCGGGGCCGCGGGTACGGGCGCAGGCGCCTTTTCGGCAATGGCGACACGCGCAGAAAGCTCATCTTTCTCCTGCGCAAGCGCGGCCTTTTCAGCTTGCAATGCAGAAATCATGCTCTGATGTTTGCTTTTCTCGTCGGCGCGAATCTTGTTCAACAGAGCATCCCCAACCAAGTCAGCCTTTGGCGTTGTGGCAACTTGCGGGGGTGTGATCGGAGGTACAGGCGCTGCAACCGGAGGAACCGGAGCAACCACGGGTGGGGTTTGTTCTTTGATTTGTTCTGTGTTGGGAGGGGTCCCGGGCGTAACGGGTATCTGATCGGTGCCAGTCATGTCTTTCTCCTGTGTTTGCGAAATTTCGCTGTTTATCCGCCGGGGCTGTTCTTCTTGCCTTTGCGGACTGTCGGACCTTGCTTGGTGGGCTCCTTGCCAACCGTGCCGACTTTGTTGACTCTCCGGCTACCCTTGGTGACGCCGGAAAACTTCGGATGGGTGCCGCGATCGTACTTCTCGCCGGCCTTGCCTTCGTTCCCTTGCGATGGCATGTGCTTCTCCTTTCGAGATAGTGGGTGGACTGCACTATTTGTGTAATACGTATCCGAGTTTGCTTATACTTGTCAAACTGGTTCTCAAAAAGCACTTCGTACAGATTTACGGGAGCTGATAAAAACCTTGCGACTGCCCATACTGTAACGCGCCGGTGAGCATTCTTTTCAGCATGCGGGTGCCTGGATTACGACGATCCATTTCCTGAATAATTGCCTGCGCCTTGTCAACAAGCTGTTCCCATGTTTTCCCGTTTGTGGCTCGATGTGCTTCTCGCAAAACCGCCTCAGCAATTGCTACTTGACTCATAAATCTTCGTCCTCGTCTTCGGAAGTTCCCAGTTCCGGCAAAGTCTCCCATTCGACAACGGGGCCCACATATCGAGTTGTATCGAAAAAGTCTTGCATGATCTGCGTTTTTTTCAACATTTCCTGATCGGCGTCTAGCATTACGGAAGCCCTTTAATTTTACGCAGTAACGCTTGCTGTTCTTCCCAGCGGCTCCAAACCGCAGGATCTATGTAACTGCCCTTGGCAACAGCCGGGGTATTGCCCAAATGGCTCGCCACCGATTCGACCACTTCCTTTTGCACAGTCGCAAACTCTGCTGCCGTGGTTGGAATAGGCCGCGCAGCGACTTCTTCCAGAGCTCTCGCTGTGCCATTCCAAGTGCGAAAATCTTTGACCTTAAAATCGCCGGCTATCTTTTTCACATAGCGACGAAGCCTGGTAGATGCAGTGTCGAATAACGCGCCGCCTTTGGCAACCCGAGGACGAAGAAGCTTTGCTAATTCCGCGTCGTCCAAGACCTTGTGAATCTTGACACCCTTCTTACCTATGAAATTAAATTCAAGCCGGCTGCCGGAAATCTTGACATGCTCCGCTTGCAATGTGGAGGCACCGTACGCCTGGGTCGTAGCGCCGGTCTCCGCCATACTGCCAGGTCGGAAGCCTGTTCGGTCGATAAGCCGCAGAATAACCGCCTCTTCATCTCCTGCTTCGATACCTGCGGCAATCTGCTTGCGAATGTCGGGGAGCTTCTTATCGAAGGCGCGCAGCCGTGCGAACTTCTCGGCCGCTTTTTCTTCCGTGTGCATAGAACTGTACAGGTATTGCTTCCTGCCTTTAACGTCGAAACCGACAGCTTGCAAACCCGAATTAGGATCAGGGCTGAGACGTACATCACGCCAAGCAGGGGGGACACGCAACTCTTTTATGCGAGCTGCCGCCTGCTTACTGGCAACCTTTCCTTTACCTGATCGCCATACCTTGTCCTCACCCATCGTAAGGGCATCGTCAGAAAGATCAGCAGCCCTTGCTCGCGTCTGTGATACTGCTGTTTTCTTGTACGCAGCAACTCTGCTTTTCGCAGATGTCACGAGCTTCGCTCTAGTAGCCTTTGCCGCTGATGCGCGAACGGAAGTTTTCGTTGCGGCCTTGGTCATTTGACCGGTACTGGTTGGGACGGCCTTTGTCCCGATATCTTTCCACGCAGCACTGGCTTTCTTTTCCAAATTTTTCAACAGTGATAACATCTTGCGTTCATCTGCTGCCGTCTTCATTTCATGGTACCTGTAACCAAAATCATCTGCCTCGTCGAAGGCCTGGGCAAACCCATTGTACTGCTTCAAGGCGTAACGTCTGACCGTTTTCTTGTCCAAGCCGCGGGTGTAGCGCAAAAGTATGGCTTCCATCCGATCGCCGCCGGTAGATGCTTTCAACAAGTCGGTTGCTACTGTTTCCACCGACTGTTTGCCTGGCATGCCTTTCACAACTTTTTGGAAAAACTTCACTTCTTTATCGTACGCACCGCCGTAAATTTTGAAACCTTTAACTCCCCGAAAAACGTCGCGCGTCATACTTCTCGCTAAGGACTCAACAACGCCTTCTTCCCAGTACAGGAAATTGTGTAAAAACGGGTTCCCGGCGGCTTTACTGACACTGTGCAGACCTTCGTGAATGTACGCCCCTACAACGGATTCGCCATAATCGACCGCAGCCACAGCATCGTCAAACAAGTACATCAAGTCTTCTGATAACTGCGGATTAATAAAAACTTCCTTCGTGGTCGGCACATACATCCCGTCAATACTTCCAGCTCGGCGACCCACTGCCTTTTTCCAATCTTTAGCGTTGCCGAATGTTCGATATTTGGCTGTAACCTTAGAACCAGTCTGCTCATGAATCGCTTTTTTGACGAACTTCACCAAATCTTCTTCGTCCGCTAATTGTTCTGTGTTGAGCGGAGTCAGTTGCCCAGAAACGCGCGAGCCTCGCGCACTAGCAACTCGCGATCTCGCAGTACTTTGCGCACGCTTCAAAAACTCTACTGGGCTATGAGACAAACCTGCCCGCCGTGACAGAATGCCCAAATTACTTATTCGCGTGCTTGCAATTTGCTCCATCTCTTTTCGCACGGCTGCGGTGCGTTCTGCTATTTTCGGCGCTGCCAGTCTGCCCGAAGCGCGCTTAGAGGCGCCCACCGGCTCCGCCTGACACCCGCACCAGGGATGCGGGTGACTGGGTAATGAATCAATGTGGTAGACACCTTCTTCTTCGTCGACCGCAATTCCCAAACGCGCCAATATTCGCAACTGTTCAGGATGTCGTGTCAGTGCGTACCGCTCGCATATTTCATCCCCGCCATACCACGGGTGGTTGAAGCCCAATACCCAACGTAGTGCGAGAACGCCGGCGTCTGCGTACACCCGCTTCTGCTGCTCTTTGTCTACCACCCCCATCGCATTCGACGCACTCATTTTCCAATAGTTGCGAATCTGCGAAAGCTCTTTCTCATAGGCGGCTGGATTTTTGCTGAGTAATGCGGATCGAAGACGGCGCTCAGCCAACCGCGTTCTCGAAGCGGCAAGCTGTTGAATTGATTGCTTGGCTTTTGCACCTTTTCGCAAGTAACGCGGATCCCGCAATAACGCCTTTGCGTTTACCTTGGCGCCTATAAAACCTTTTTTCCCGAGCTGTTGCTGGCGCAAAGTTGCAATCGCGTCCGCCCGATTATCCAGGCTAACCAAAAGCTGTTTTTTCATCTTGGAAAGGGACGCTTTTATTTTCTTGGTGGACGCGCCAAATTTCAGCTTGGAAAGGCTACCGTCAACCTCTCCGCCAAACCCGACAAGGCTAGACACCTTCGCTCGCATAATTGCTTCACGAGCATTACCGCGGAGTTTTAGAAACTTCGCGTAAAGCGGGCCTTCGCCTTTTACCGGACTGGGCATCTGCTACCTTACGCGCCGCTTGTGGGCGGTGTGGCTTTCGCGCTCACGATTTCGCCTTGAACTACAGGGTTTGGCTGATTCGGACTTGGGTTTCCGCTCGGCTCTTCTTCTTCGTAACCCAAGGTGCCTGCGTTCTCCAATTGCGCGTCGATGATGCGCTCTTCCAAAGCGTCGTTGACGATTCGCTCCGCGTCTTGATCGCCGACGCCCATATCAACCAGTACCCGTTTCTTCGTGGTGAGGCCAAGACCCAGCTTCTTTTCGGCGTTCGCTAATTCCATCGCCTCGTCCCTGGGGAACGGTGTGGGGAAGCTGACTTTTGTGCGATAGAGCTTGTTGCGTGCTTCGACAGGCGTGGCGGTTCGCAACGCAGAAAACTTCTTACTGAACGCTGGATCTTTCAATTCCAGAATCTTGAGTATCATCCGGTTGACGGATTTCAAGCCCGCACCATATAGCAGGGCTTTTAATTTTCTTCGTGTGGTCATGGGAAGGTACTGGATCGCAAGCGCCGCCGCTGACGTGTTGCTGATCGCCTGTTCTTTCCCAAGCGCGTTAGGCGGGATTCCCACCATCTCGAACATCGCATTTTTAATATTCATGAAGTACGCAAGCGCCGCGTCTAGTTCGCCGCTGAGCGAAAGATTTTCAATACGTGCGTCAACCGGAGCCGACCAAACACGATCTGCGCCTTGTTCCAATTCGCCAATCGACGCGCCGTAAAGTACTGTGACCGGAGAGCCGTGATAATTGATAACCGAAGAAATATCTGTGCCCTTGGCATCCAATTCTTCTTGCAAGTCCACAATATCGACCATATCCGAAAGGCCATAAAACTCCCCGGCGACTGGGAGATTCGGGATGTGGATGATCGGAATTTCGCCGAGGGGGTTGGGCTTAGTCTCTCGCAGCGTCTTCCCTTCCCAGTATTGAACAAAGTCCTTCGTCCAAACTTCCGCATCCCATCGGACGCGCGTACGCCGCATACCGAAAAGACGAATGCCGCCCTCATCTGTGTAACGCGGAAAGACGATTGTGAACTTCGTCATTTTCTTTCGATCGGCACCGGAAAGACCACCAAACTCAGGAAAGCAATACTGCGGCGGGATAAGTTCCACACGCACAAATGGACCTTCCGCACCTTCCTCATCCCAGGAAGGGCGAACGAACACATCACCGCTAACCGAACCCATCTGCCCACATTCCATGCCCCAAAGCTCACGCTGATTCTTTTCCCATTGGTCATCGAGCGCGGCTTTTACAAACTCCCGTTCGGTCTTGTCAGTGTATGGCGTAGCCGGATCTTCGGGAATCGTAATGGCGAACCCTTCTTTCATCAGCCACGCGACAAGCAAATCAGCTAATGCCCGCGAGTAGTTGACTGAAAGAACCTTCACGTTGGTATTCTGACGCCAATGCTGGCCGTGATACGTGCGCCAGTATGTGAAGTATCTTGTAATTCGTTCACGATGCTCGGTCTCTGAGGAGATGACAGCCGCAATGCCCGATAAGTCAAGGTCGCCGCGTAAACGGTTACCGTACGGAGTGTGATCTATGACCGGCATGTGCTCCTCCAATATTGTAACTTATCGTTGTCCAAAAAGACCGTGGCCGCCAGAACCTGCGTAAAGCCCGTTACGCCCATCGCCACGCCGCATCATAAACGGGTTTGTCCTCCCGTCAAATGCGTTGCGGTTTAAGCGTCTTCGATCTTTGTTTACTGCCCAACAAGCCATCATTAGCGAGTCAGGGAAATCGTCTCGCCCATCTTTTTTATTTGGTTTTTGCACAACCATGTAACGACCACGCCAAGACTTTTCAAGCTGAAACATCTGCCGTACGAATCGGCGTGCGCGCCCATGCATTGTTTGCTTAGAGGCCGGATACGTGATTCGTCCCGCTTTCCATTCTTGATCGAGCAACGTGTAGCCCAAATGCTTCGACTGGGTAGAGAATACGAACGGTATGACGATAATATCTGACACTCTTTCCAATTCCGCTTTGATACGATCGTGAACCGGGTCGCCTTTTCCTGTCGCGTCGACGACTACTTTCATCAAACCGAACTTGCCGAGAAACTCAAGGATCTGGCCGTATTGCGCTTCGTGGTCGTCGCCCTGAATTTCCAACCAATCCAAAATATGTATCGCATATCGTTTTTCAGGGCCGTACAAAAATGGGCGGTCCCACCAAACTTTCGCAACTGTGACCACTGTCGAATACTTCTCTTTGCCGATGTCGATTCCCGCAACACAGTCTGTTCTTTCGCAAGACTGCATCGTCTGCCCACGAATCATAAACGTGCCGCGAGCAACGCCGGCGTCATCCTTCCATTTGAGATTGACCCCGCGTCGCACTCCGCGTTGTTGAACCTGCGTCAGCGTAAGGAAACGTCCGTAAGAGGCAACCCACTGAACCAAATACTTCAAACGGAATTCGTCGGAATCTGCGCCTAGTCTGATTTCCTCTTTTTTAAGAAACTTCGCATAACGCGGATTGTACTTAGCCGCAACGTGCGCGTCGTATTCCAAATGATTCGCGTGATACTTTTTGTATTTCAACGGCACGTTCAAAACAGCGTCCCGCTGCTTATTTCGTTCGCATGCTTCGTAAAATTCGCAACCTATAGGAATCGGTGTGCCGGATTTTACAATTGTTCCGGCTGTGGCTGCTGCCATCGGATGAATCGACGCCTTGATCTTGGTATCGGACACATCTTGGCAGTTGTGAGACAGAATACCGTCCGCGTAAAAATTACCGGTACTCGTCTTGATATCGTAGACCATCTTTAGACGGGGAACTTTTCTGATTGCTACGAATTTCGTCGTGCCCGCTGCAAATCCAGTTTCCGTTTCTTCTGACATACTTTTGAACAACAGGGGAACGGATTGCTCTTGTGCCTGGGTACAAACCGCGTTCCGCAAATCTGGCACTCGATTTGTTCGCGCAAAGCCTTCCTCTTTTCCAGAAGCGCTTTGTCGTACTGCATTTTTCTTTCCCGCCGGCAAGCAACGGAGCAACAGGGACTTGAAAGCGCTCTTTTCCGCGGTACGAACTCTTCCCCACAGACGACGCACCGAACTCTCTGCTCGAAAGTGATCTTGTACTTCATGCTCGGGAAGACGTAATTCGCAATCACTTCCGACAACTTGCATAACGTCCTGCGCTTGAATACCAGATACGGCGTATTCCCTCTTTTTTCGGTCGCCAAGCGCGACTCCACACCCCAAGTTTCCAATAACCAAGTCTGAATGATCTCGACTTCTTCGATTGAAAATCCGTGCGCACTCAACGAGCCTGCGTTTTTGCGCTTTGACAAACTCCCATCGTCCATCCACCACCAAGCCAGCCCTTCGGCTGTCAAAAGCTGCAATAACTCTTTTCGGATTCTCTTTTTGCCGTCCGGATAAAACAGTCGATAGTACGGCACCAATTCTTTTCTGCATCCGGTTACAACTCTTGCCCATTCGGACCCGTAACCCGGATTCGCTTGTATCGTGATTTTCTTGGCGCCGTAAATCCTCAACCGTTCCAACTTTTCCTTTACATACTCGATCTGCTTGCTGGAATGGTTCGTGACGTACCGCGGCGTTTTCGATCCTCTTGCCGGATAATTTAGCGAACCGTCGCCCAACAGCGTTCCCAACAACATCTGATCCATGCGTAACCTCCAATAATTTGGTCGGTACGCATAAATTATAATATGATTTGTTTAGGTTGTAAAGCTGTTTGGCGGGCACGTAGCCCTGGCCCTCGACCCACCATAGATGATTCGCAGTACACTGTTCAACCACACCATTCTCAAACTCCAACTCAAAACACGCTTCAAACGCAGGACGCGAAACCCACCCTAAAACTTCTGTCCAAACGTCCTTGCCTTGTTCGTGATCGAAAGCGCGAACCTTGCCTTCGTATCTTGAATCCACAATGTCTTTGATAGCCCGATCGCCTTCCGGTGTCCGGAGCGAACTGCGCGCCCACAAACACTCATCAATGATAATAATGTGGTACGTCCGCGCTTCAATCTTTGTTCCTGGCGCTGCAGAAACGGCATCGACAAAAGAACCATTCGGCAAATTCAAATGCTTATTCTTCGGAATAACAATGTCAATTTCAGGATCCGCAAGTACTTCTTTTGCCGCCTGCGATGTAATGCGAACCTGCATTCTTCGATAAAGAATACCGATGAGATCGTATGTGGGTCCGAAACAACCAACCCAAACACCATCCTTGAACTTTTCAATTCGAGGATCCGCAGAAAAAACGCCTGCAAGAATCGGAAGTATGACGATAAGCGCAACCACCACTTGTGCGATCGTCTCCGTTTTTCCCGATTGCCTGGAAAAGAGCGCTGTGATTTCTTCTGCGTCTTCGAGCAACACTGACGCAATCAGTCGACGCGCGAAACTCTGCTCGTATTTATGGAGCGGAATGCCTGATTGTGCCTGGGTGTACAACAGCAACTTCTCGACCAGCTCGTACACTGTTTTATCTGTGAGCAGTCCGCCTTGGTCTTGATACGCGATTTTGAACTTCTCAGCTTCGAGTGTAGCTTTCCCTTGCACATGCGCATACACTTCCTCAGACACTAATTCCATATCTTCGAAAAATTCTTCTCGCTCGACTGTGCCGTCTACTTTTGGGAACTTGCGCCTTGCCACGAAACCCCTTTCAAAAACCCAGACATAAAAAAGGCCGGCACGGGTTTCTCCGTCCGACCTTTAGAGTATCGTCATTCTTCTTCTATTGTCTAGCTACTTTACAGTAGCTGCTCGATTGCTGCTCTGAACGCTCCCTTGAGTGTTTTGCCGACGCCTCGAACAGGCTTAGCATCGCGCAAGTTAAATGTCACCGACCGCTGCCGACGTTCCTGGCGACTGCTGATACGGACCACTTGATTTATTTCCAATAACCGTGTCAATTCCGCCATTGTCAGTTGGTCAAAATGGTCCGCCGTAAGTATCTTATTTTCGAACTTCGGGGGCGTTATCAGCAACTCTGCAACTGCCGCCTTGGCACCAAAGCCGCCAACCGCAAGTCGCTCTTGTGTGTCGCGAAGCACCTTGGCAGCAACCAAAGCTTCGAGAATGCCTTCATTCTCAGACCAAGTTTTTACGAACACCTCTTTTTCGCATTGCGAGATATTCGGCAGGTTGACTGTGACTGTGACGAACCGCTTCCACGATCCGGGACACTCCGGCCGTTCACTGACAAGCTCGATAGCTACTCTGCCATTTGACGGATAGCGGTAAAACTCAATCTGGCATTCGACACCCAAGACCATGACGGTGATCGTACTCATGCTAGTTTCCCTTCCAATTCTGGGATTTCGATGCGACGCGTTTTCTTGCCCTCTGGCAATGGCTGCGAAACTCGATGTCGGATTTGCAACAATCGCCACACTTCTTCTGGGAAGCGCTTGTAAGGCAAAACCATAAACGGCTGGGATGTGCTGCGCCCCAACCACGCTTGACTCTCTACTGCTTTGATCGCTGCCGAAAAAGCGCCCTTCATTCCACTGTCTGTTGTTACGCCTTTCACTTGACGCCCAATCTCTTGCAATAACATCGGCGTGTATTCGAGTCCTGGGACCTGGAACCATGCGAGATCGAGCAGCCGCTCTTGCTCAAGCAGTCTTTTGCTTTCGGCCGTCACTTGCTCGTAGTGCATCGCATATTGCAACGCCGGCAAACCCAACATCCGCACCCTGTCTTCCAAATCGGCGGGGGCGTGGCCCAAAAACCATCTGTAGCCCGAGCCGCTACTCAAGCCCAGCACCTGGTCAACCACCGAAATTCTGCGCGATCTCTCAGCACGCGTGCGCGCTTCTGCCTCGTCTTTCACGGCCGCTGTAACCTCGACCTGAACTTCTCCGTCATTGTCAACGAAGAAATAATGGCCGGCAACGCCAACCATATATTCCCCGATGCCAGTCTTGACACCCAAGGGCATCGCACCTGCGGCCAAAAACGGAGACACTGCGAGTACGATTTTCTCCCTTTGTTTCTCGTCGAGCATTCTTCTTCTCCCTTCCTGCACACGTTTGCGACATTGCAAACGCGGGAAACTCTGTCACCGAACCGCCCAAGACGGCCTGGGCGGAATGGTCACCTAGCTTGCGCTGCCTTAACGATGTCCCTCGCTTTGATGAACTCACAAAGTCCTTTGGGATTCTGTTTGTGGGTGCGGTAGTACCGGATAGCTTGTAGCGCCTGGTCCAGCGCCTCCGCGTACTTTCCCAATTTCACCAAACGGCGAAACTGCTCGGCTGTGCGCCCCATGCCAGAGCCGGGCGCCGACACATTCAGATTGCAGGTAACTTGGCCTTTCTCATGGCGTGTCAATGGCATCTCGAACCTCCTTATAATTCGTTTTCGGGAATTGCTTTGTATGCGCCTTCTTGCAACAGGATCGGCGGCAGCCCTTTGCTCACACGGTGAATCTCATTCCATTTACGGAAGCAGCTTTCGCAAATCGCTTCGCGTGAGCCGTCGACCGTGATGCTGGGAACCTTGTGTGGGTTGTACTGAATCGGCTGCCTGCATGCAGCGCACAAGCCGTGCATGATTACGTAGCCGGCCATCACGCGTACTCGCCAGAATACTTTTCCAACAGCCGCGCAATTATCTGCGAAGCCGGGACCTGGAAGTACTCTTCGTCCTTTTCAGCATGCCTGCCTTTCAACATGTCCCACAGTACCAACTTATGTTGCTTCTTTAAGTGGGCGTGAAACTCCTCTTGTGTTGCCCTCATACTGCACCTCTCTTGGGAAGCGGGAGAAGCCTGTTCGTCGGCCACCCGCGCAACCTCGCCTGCGTAACCGCCGGATTCGCCTAACTCTCCGCTGCACTTTGGGCAAACTTCGGGCATCGGATCATTTTCATGCCGTGCCAGTTCTTGTGCCTCGAACTCACACTTACCTTTTTCGCGCCACATTTCCACGCGATCCAAATACGCTTGATCTTGTTCTTGTTTCGGCATGATCTAATCCGCATGCCGTAGCGTTGCGATCTCATCCTGGGCGATGCGAAGCCGCTCAACCTTGGCCACAATGCGATTGAACGCAAGCGCGATTTCCAGCAGATGCCTGGAAACCTCCAGCGCCGTCCTGGCACCTTCGAGCGCGTATTCCGCAGCCCAATCACCCGCGGCTTCTGACGCCTCCGAAACCCAGTTCGTATCCACTTCGATCTCTGTTTCCAATGCGATTTCCTGCGCCTTCATCTGTGCGAAACTGTCGGACGCATCCAAACCAACTTCCGGGAATGCTTTACTGTGTTTCATCCTTCTTCTCCTTTCCACCTTTTGGCGGGATAGGGGCTTCATTACCTCTCCGCTACTCGCGCTTTCGCGTGAGTAGCGGGCAAGTAAGAACCTGCTTTTGTTTATGCTGGGTGATGCTCCAAGTACGTTTTCGCCATCTAGTCTTCTTCGCCGAAGTAGTTGGCTGGGTGACCGACCGGGTTTGCGCCTTCCGTCCCCGGCCCGGTCATGGGATCCAGATAATTACATTGCCCGCACATTTCGCAGAGGGTTTTCATCTTGTTTGGACATGTGGCGCAACACGCTTCCCGGCCAAAACGCCGCTCCTTCGTTGTCATCTTCTTCTCCTTGCGTAATAGAGACACCAATGTCTCTCCGAAGCCCACGAACTACTCCGTGAGCGACGGGCAAACATTGCGTTATTCGGTAGGCGATTACTGGCGAGCTTCGGGGTCGTAGAACTCGACCAATCCCAGCGCGTTGAGAATCCCTTCTTCCGTATGCGCTATCGCAGTTCCAAAACCGTCAAACAAACCGTACTGCAATAGTTTCAACCCGCGCTGTTTGGCTGCGGCCCTGCATCGAATATTGAAAGTCTTCGAGCCAGTCCATGTGAAAACCTGCGCATCGAACTCATCGGGCAACGCCCAATACAGATCGATATGCCAGTCGCCGTTTGTCTTTGACTTAAACAAGCCCAATGTCTTTTTCTTGCCGTCTGCGGTAATTTCCACCAATGGCGCTTTGAAACAACGCCTTCGAGACAACTCATTCGGAAGCTTGGATTCGATAACGATGTCGATATCGCTGACCATTTTTGCTTGCCGCCGTATCGAACCAACAATGAGCAGCTTTGGCAGTTTGCCGAAAAGAGCTTCGACTGCGCACAAAAATTCGTTGGCTACCTTTTCAGCCGTTACCCGCGAACGCGGATCTTGCTTGCGCCTATGTAACCCTGCAGGTCTAGTCTGCGAATCGCCGAATCCGACTGCAGCCCCTTCTTCGGCAGCGGTGCCGAAAAATTCAAACTCGCGGCGATTGCCTTTTTTACCCATGAGCAGCCCCCTCTGTTCTTCCGCTTGACGGAAGCACTCGTTACACAACAAAACACCTTCGACACTCATTACGACGCCGGGCCAGGTTCTGCAGACTTCACACATGAGGTCTTCTTGCACAGGCACGTCATTGCCGGAATGCGTACGTTCTGCCATCTTCTTCTCCTTTCACACCGATTTCTCGGCGGGCTGTGAACTCCTTTAGAAAGGCGCTTTACGCCTTTCCGAGCAATCCGCAACCACACGGCGCTCTACAACAGCACACAAACGATGTCATCGTTTCCGTCAACATATACGTGAGTGAACTTGAATCGTGCAGCGAGGATCGCCGGAAATTTTTCCCTAATATGCTCATCGAATCTGAGATGCTCATCAACCCCTTCTGCCACCTTGTTGGCGGCGTCCTTCATTGCCCAATCGGCGCCTTCGATAATAATCACTGGCGGGTCGTTTTCAGTTCTGGGCTCCCGTTTGTAGAATCGCATTCTTCTTCTCCTTTCGTAACCTCGTAACTGGGTTGAACTCCGGCAGACGCACGATCCGCAGACCGTGCGCCCAAGCAACTCAACCTTCCAACTGATTTGGGTGCAGCGCATAAATGAAAGTTTCTTTCGTCTGCAACGGCCGCACGTCATGCATGTACGCAACCGCCGCGACCTCGCCTTCGCCGTACATAGACACGCGCCATGCCAGCTTTTGCACCGGGCGATAGATGTACCAAATGTCCAAATCGCCCTCAAGCTGGAACGCGAGGACTGTGTTGCCTTCATGAACGTCGGCATCCCACAACTGCACCAGTCGCAGAAACGCTTTCAACGCCGCTTCGCGGGCCGCACCATGCGCACAAAAGTCATCGGCGTTCTGGAGCATTCTGCGGACTTCGGACATCCCGTCTGCATCTTTAAGCGCCAGCCCGATCATCTGGAAAACACGCTTGCCATGCTCAACGAAGAACTTTTCTTGCCACGTTTTTGCCACCTTCTCCTCCTTTTCGCATTACGCGAATTACGATAACGCAGACGAAAAAAATACCCGTAATGCAAATCGTTGCATCTACGAGCATCTCTCTCTGCGTCATCTTCTTCTTCTAATGTTCGTTTGAACTCCAGCGGTCGCACCGATTTACGATGCGACCAAGCAACTCAAACTAAGATTTGCAGTACCACTCGATACGGGTTACGCAGCCGCTTTCGCGGGAACGCCCAGCTTCGCGCACTTGTTGGTGTAATGCGAAATAGCGCCCGCATAATCGTCCACGTGCTGCTCCGCCACTTGCAACCAGATGCGAACTTGGCCGACCCACGCGGGCGGAATCAGCGAAGTCTTGATCCGCAAAACGCCGCCGCATTCAGTCAACTGTTTGGGAGTGTGAATGCCGTTCGGCATCACAACCACTTCCGCGTTCAACGCGATGCCCATGATCTTCATCTGCATCAAGAACTCGGCCCAGGTTTTTTCGTCGGTCACTCTGAACTGAACAACCGCGCCCACGCCTTTGTCGGCGAACATGGTGAAGTAGGTCCAATTTTTCACTTCCAACCGACCCCGAAATGTCTGATTCGCTTGCGCGGAGAATTTTTGTCCAGTGAAGTGTGTCGCAACCAGGTTACGAGTACCGTTGGCCTTTTTTCCGCGCAACATGATTCTTACTTCTTTCATTCTTCTTCTCCTTCGCAGCCTTTCGGCTGGGTGTTGAGTACGCTTATGCGGACTCAAGAAAACCCGGGACCTGTGTCCCGGGCAATCCTCAATCCGTAGCAGGTAACTTAGACGCCGGCGACCAGCATCTTTTTGCGCCGAAGAGCCAGGCCCTCGGCCAACTCCGTCGAACCGGTGATCGCGAACCCGGCGAGACCGCCGTCTTGCACCCGCAGGATCGCGATGTTGACAGGGGCTTCGTTCGCACCCAGTTGGAACGGGGCCGCCATTTCGACGACCGGCACGAAAGCAGCAGTGCCCGATTCGATACCGCCCGCCGTCAGCGCCACGCCGATCCAGCCTTTGGTTTCTCCGGCGATCGGAACGAATGCTTCTTTCATGGTGTCCTTGTTCGCTTTGAGGAAACGACCGGCCAACTTTTTCACAGCCGCCTGATGCGCTTCTTCGGCCGTCTGGTTTTTCTTCGGCTTCGTCGCACGCTTCGGAAGTGCGGCAGCCAACGCCGTGAACATCGGTTGCGCTTCCACGCACATTGCAATGAACGCCTTTTTGCTCGTCTTGACGCGCTTGGGCGCTTGCAGTGTGTAGTAGTCTTCGACCACCGCTGCGATCGTCGCGCCGGCAGTGGCGGTAACGATCTTCAACACTTCGACCGCATCCCGCATGACCAACTCGATCACTTCGGGTTTGCCGTCCGTCGTAGCCGCCGGGGGAGTAGCAGTCTTGCTGCCCTTGCCTTTGGCATTGGCGGAATTGGGGTCACGAACGACAGTCTGGTTCTTGGGTTTACTCATGATTCTTCTCCTTGAGAAATGAACACTTGTCACGAAATGTGACTCAAGCTCGTGCACCCCGTACGATCTTGCGGAGGCGCACACTGCATGCGCTACCGTAAAACCGGATGGCTATTTGGAAAGGTTATCGAATCTTCATTTTTTGCTTCCTTTTTCGATGGACTGATTTGCTTTGTTCTGCGCTTTATCACGGATGGCCAAAGTGTTTTCTTTGTACCGACCGCGAATTTTTTGCGTGCGAACTCCGCGTGCAGTGCCCGCTTGATAAGTGATTACCGCAACCACCTGACCGTCAATCGTCTCAAGACGACCGTTGATCGGTTTCTTCGGATCCTTCATTGCAGCACCTCGCAAAATTATTTGAAGCCGCGCCGTAAGGTTGTTTAGTCGTCTAACCTCATCAGATCCTCTGGCAGAAAACAAAAAAGGTTGCGGCTCATGCCAAACCGCAACGCCCTTTTCACAGTAGAGAAAACCTGCTTTGTACCCCAGCCTTTAAGCCGGTAACCCTTTGGCCGTTTCTCAATCTCAAATTGCACTAGCCCTTTTTCATTGGAAACGCTGAGAAGCTCGGGGTTTGAATTGTCTAAATTGCAAAACCCGATTATCTTGTTCTCATCAAGAGCAAACACTATTTACACTTTTTGCATGCAGTAACTCCCACTCAGTCTTTCGACCGGGATTTACGATGCGACCTCAAATAATTTTACGAACTGAAAAACAATAACCGGGGGGCCGTTTCCGATCCCCCGATTACCGCTTCGTTCATCTAAGGAGAAAAAGAAGAATGACTTATTCAGCAGGCTCGCCGTTTCCGGATCATCGTCTGACCACCAACAAGTATTGTGCAGTCTGTTTTCAGTTTGTGAGAAACCTCCTCGGCCCTTCGCTCTGCCTTTCGGCCACGATTCGATCACATGCAAAATATTCTTTGCATGTGATGGAGGATACAAACTTGAAAAACGTGTCGACTGTTTTTCACTTTGTCAGCTTTCCCGCGATCAAGAAAAAGAATCAAGGCCCCTCAGCCTTTCCGTCATCCAGGGAACTATCCCTTTTTTTCGTCTGAGAATTCTCATTCTCATTTCGTCTTATTTTGGATTGCAGTTTGAAAGTGATCGCCTTACAAATCCAAAATCGGGCGGCGGACTCTTTACTTTCCCAAATCATTTAGGTTTTTATTGAGGGTTTTCAGCCACCGTACCTCTTGGCTCTCTGATTTGGTTCGCGGGGTTTATGGTTCAAAACCACCAAACCCTTTGAGTATAAAGGATTTGAATGAAAAAGAAGCCCTTCGAGTAGGGTTAAGGACACTTGTATTGTAGGGTATTTATAGGTAAATGCAAGATATTTTTTACTTTGTAAACGTATGATATTATAGGGGATTTTAGGACGTGCTGCTAAGTAGTTGATATTACAAGAAACTTTTATTTGGGCGGCTAAGTAGTTGATTATAAAAGGGATTTTGCAAAATAAATAGGGTTGTAAATGGTTGAAATCGTTGGTGTTTTTGAGGGTAGCAAGAGAGGCAGCCAGGGTAGGGTAAGAAGGTGGGAAAGGTAGGAGTAAGGAAAAAAGGATTCATGGCGCCCTGGGGCATCCTGTGAGCAGCCATAGGGTAGCAAAAGGGTAGCAATAGCAGAGAAAGCAGAGACGGACGTAGGAAATCGGTAAAGGCCATAAAGCAAAAGAAATCGTGTTGAGCAAGCAAGGAACAACGCAGTAAATAGCAAGGAGCGCACGCAAAAATCGCAGTACCCTGACAGCGGAATAAACGCTACCCAGTTCCAATCGTTAAATGCTGTACCAGTGTCGAGTAGTCTACATAACCGGCTTGGCTCGCCTTCTTCAATTACTAGACTCAGCAAACACAACCACTTCGAAACTCAACCGCCTGTGTCCAACACCAAGCCAACCGCCTGCATCGAAATAACCGCCGCTCCTCGCTTACCAGTTACCGCCACACCCAAACACACACAGCACTCCTCAATTTGAGACTTAGGTGCTGGCATCTCCTCTATGTGGGAGACGGGTGGGATGACGTCGATCTGGATGGGTCCATGAAGGGTCGAACAGTCTCACGCTCAAAATCGTGAACGTGTACTGCATCTCACCTTGCCCTTTCTCACCTCACCTTTGCTTTACTGAACGGGCGGGCTTCACCTTATGGGGGGGGCCTAAAAATCACTGGGATATCTCACCCGTGCCTGCAAACTATTCCTGCACTTGCCTGCACCTTATAAAGGACGGGCCATGAAGCACTTTGCTGCGCCTTCAACTTTTTCTGTTACGTACCGCTGCAGATCCCGACACACACGCTTTATTCTTATCTCACCTGAGGACTCACCTCGAACCAAAACCAGAACCGGAACCCGCGACTGATTCTATACGCAGCCAGCAGCCAGCAGTACCGGAACGCACCTTCAACCACAACGGGAACGCGCCTCACCTGCGAGCGCCACGTGGGATTGCTCCTACACCCTCGGTGGTCCGGGAGATACGGGGGTAGACGCTAACATTCGAGGGTACGCTTTGAGAGGTTGGGTAGGGGAGGGTGTGCTTCTATAAAGGGAAGGACTTTATACGTTGACTTGAACCGCCTGGTTCGGGCATCGGGCTTGTTTCCTACTTCTGCGCGTTATGTGTATACGTACGCTATGCAGTTCATTCTCTGCTATGTGTTATTCCGTTGTAAGGGGGTTTTACTTTATGACTTCCCAAGCCGCGAATCATCGGCTTTCATCAATCGTTCCGCTGAAGGTGCCGTTGAACATACCCTTCGTTAAATCCGTCGTCAAATCCCGCCTTGTAGCCCTTCCCCTTCCCGTTTTCAGTTGCCGTCGCAATGCACACCGGGCATGGATTGATCGACACTACCCCTGTATCTGGGTGGAAGCTGCCCGTGAGCTTGCTATCGCATTCGCCACAATGCGCTGTGATTGTGATCTTTCCAAGGACAAAGCCAAGCGCCACAGCGAACGTGACCACTAGTGAAACAGCGATTATGTAGTCCATGGTTCCCCCTTGTTATGAACGGCAGTCGATAATCTCCGCACGCAGACGCTTGATTTCGTCTGCCTGTGCGGCACAATGAGCGAGAAGCATGGCCGGATAAGTGTCGGGGGTGTGGTGTTCATACGCCTTTCGTATTCTTACCAGCTCATTGTCAAGTAGCAGCATTTTGTCAACATGCTTGCTCATTCCCCCCCACTGGCCGGAACTCAGCCGGTGCCGTTTGTACAAGCGCAACCACCCGTTCGCCGGCGACCATCTTAGTAACTCTGACCTCCGGCACCAATTGCACCGTCTCAATCAAAGTGTCCTTGAGACGCTTTCCTTTGAGGTACACCCCGCCACTTCCAGCGGTCGTGAACGGCGCACCAACCGCCAGGTCGTGCAGTGGGGTGGTTCCATACGACGGAACAATCTTCACGTGAAACTCTACCATTTGATTCTCCTGTCCCGGGCCTTGTCCGGAACTTGTCTGTTTTCGCCATCAGAAATTCATTAACAACACCTCGGTTGTCTTCTTCCGTTTCCCGCCTTTGAGCAACACAGAGCAGTTATGCGAAGCACGGGATACTTGCCGCCATCCGGAGTACAGCTCTCCCAAGCCCTCGGCGGCGTGGTAGGAAACGATCGCCTTGCCTTGAATCGTTGCAAACGCCTTTGCTAAGCGGTGGTGGTCGTCTCCACCAAAATCTAGTCGGTACTGGTGCCGACGATCCCGCCCATGCATGAGATACGGCGGATCCGCGTAAAATAACGTATCGGGAGTATCAAGCTTCTCGACACACCTATGAAAGTCCACGTTCTCGATGGCGACACCCTGCAGCCTCTCTATGACCGCATCCATTCGTGTTGTAATAGCATTCTTCCATACAGTGGTACTGGTACGGCGGCCGCAAACGCTGGGTTGCTTCCAGTTTCCTGGGGAAAGGTTACGCTCGCTCACACCACACCCGCCGAACGCCTGGCGCGATATTACGAGAAACCTCCTTGCACGCTCAATCGGGTCGTCGGTAGCCGGCGCTGAAATGGCCGCTGCAAACTCATCGCGGGCATACGGCGTCAGCCATAACGCCCTCTTCAATTCCTCACCGTTGTCTCGGGTTACGCGAAAGAAATTGGCGACGTCGCCTTCCAGATCGTTGTAGACCTCGACCAGCGCTCGTTTTTTGGCAAACAACACGGACGCTCCGCCACCAAACAGCTCAACGTAAACACGATGTTCAGGAAAGTGGCTAACAACCCATGGTGCGAGCATGCTTTTCCCGCCGTAATACACGACGGGCGAAAGAACGCGAATCATCGTAAATCCAATAGTACGGCAAGTACGGTAAGCGCGGTAAGCGTGACAATCGGAAGAATTATGCAGAAAGCCAACCTGAGCTCCCATACTGTGCGCTGGAGCTTGGACACCTGGTCATCCAATC